GGATTCAATACTTCTTCATTCATATCATCGATTAGATTTTGGCGTTTTATTCAAAAGATTGGTTTTCCAATAACACAGTTAAAGAGAGTTAGGGTGATTATGCGACCAGACCCGTATGTGTGGGATAAGGATAAGAAACCTTTGGATGAGATACCAAAATTAGAACAATTGGCTTGGAGAGCGTTTTCCTATAAAGCTCGAGCTTTCACAAGAACATATCATGGTCCGGGCATAGCGTTATCAGTTGAAAATTTAATGGAGAAGAAACCGGCCATGATCGCATCTTTTGATAAGCCAACTCATTCAATGACGGATAAATTAAGGAAGCATCTAAAGTTGTACCCGCAGGCGCTGAATCGTTTGGTGCAGATGACAGGTACGAAAAAATATGTAGGTAAAATTCGATGGAGACTAAATGAGGATTTGTTATATGATGATCGTCCAACCTCAGGTGGTGAGAGACCAGATAGACCACAGGTTTTTGCCGGAGAGTACACGCGAGTTCGTTCAACAACAACAGGTCTTAAAACGATAAACGCTTGTTTTATGCGTGACAAAATGAGGAACTGGTTTTGGCATTGCTCTCAAGAGAGAATGACACCTTTAGATTGGTATTATAAGATAGCGCAAAAATATGAATTGTACCATTTGGAGGCGACGCCAGAATCACGAGCTCGATTGGAAACGAAATGTCGTGAATTCTTTATTTCACAAGCGTCTGTAGGAATAGCTGAGCGAGCAATGTTCATGTATTATCATTTGATAATGAGGAATAGAAGTATAAGGATAGGCATGAAACAATGGTTTGGTGGTGGTCAGCGTCTCTATAATGATTTGCGAGGATTCGATGAGGAGATGACATATGATGATGGTGATTTCAAATCGTTAGATAAAACAATTAAAGCGATCTTGCTGGATTTGTATTTGAAAGGTGGAACTATCTACTTGGATTGGGATAAAATGGAAGAAAAGAATCGGAAAATGTATAAAACAGCTCTAAAGGTTCTTTGTAATTGCTTGGTGGTCAAAATAGTTAGAATTGGGAATAATGTGTGGGTGGTCATGACTGGAGTTATGCCTTCGGGTATTTTTAGTACTAGTGATGGTGACTCTTATATTGTTCTCTTATTGATATGCTTTTACATTGAATGGGAACGTGAGAAGAATGCTAAAAATTTAGAGTGGATAGACGAGGAGTTGGGGAAAGGCAAGTTTGTGGCTGCGATATACGGAGATGATCATGTCTTGGGTATATCAAAGGTACTGAGGAAGATATTCTC